AAATTACAGTAATAAAATGGCAGTACCTACGTCCGGTAATTTTGAAATGTTTGGCACCGGTAGTAATACTACTATCGCAGGTGCTATGCACAATACTGGAGATAATGTAACCGGTATAGAAAATTTTAATGACCTAAAAGCAGCAGCTAATTCAGGAAAGTTTAACTTTACCTATGCAGGAGAAATACAATTCCCAGACCTAGATATATCAGCTTCTTTACAATTTAGAGGCTACCCAGTCGACCCAGGTAACTGCAGGGCTATATGGGTAGATGACACAGTCAATCAGAGTAGGTACGGTGCAAGATTTAGACTACCTAGCGGACAGGAAAAAAACACCTTATACGGTAGCTTATTCGGCTCACCGTATACATACGGAGGAAATAGCGGTACAGTCTATAATGTGTGTTCTACTTTAGTCCCTTCTACATGGGATAGTGTAACTCAAACCATAGTAGATTTAGGAAACCTAGTTGTAGATTTTGTAGATGGAGGATCATGTTATGTAAATGGTGAATGTGAATGGATTGAACCTACTCCAACACCAACACCAACTAGTACACCAACACCAACACCTACCTCTACTCCAACACCAACACCAACTAGTACACCAACACCAACACCGGTAACATACTATTACCAACTAGCACATTGTAATGATGGACCAAGTAATTCTATATATGTATTTAGTGTAGGTACTCAAATAACAAACGGAGAGGCATTTAGCTACTTTGGCAACTGTTATGAGTATTATGATGTGGATCTTGGTCAAACAGGAACTATTAACTTAGCAGGATTAAGTACTTGTGCATGCCCAACTCCAACACCAACACCAACCTCTACACCGGTACCTGCACCAACTAGTACACCAACACCAACACCGGTAACATATTACTACCAACTATCACATTGTACCGACGGGCCAAGTAACTCAATATACGTATACAGTGTAGGAACACAAATAACCAATGGAGATTCATTTAGTTACTTTAGTAACTGTTATGAATACTACGATGTAGATCTTGGTCAAACAGGAACTATTAACTTAGCAGGATTAAGTACCTGTGTATGTGCAACACCAACTCCAACACCAACACCAACCTCTACACCGGTACCTGCACCAACTAGTACACCAACACCAACACCAACACCAACACCGGTAACATATTACTACCAATTGGCACACTGTACTGATGGACCAAGTAACTCTATATATGTATACAGTGTAGGTAATCAAATAACAAATGGAGATTCATTTAGTTACTTTAGTAGCTGTTATGAGTATTATGATGTAGATCTTGGTCAAACAGGAACTATTAACTTAGCAGGATTAAGTACTTGTGTATGTGCAACACCAACCTCTACACCGGTACCTGCACCAACTAGTACACCAACACCAACACCGATACCAGGTTGTTTTACATATAGTATTCAAAATAATGACTTAAGTCAAAACTTAACATTCCAATACAAGACTTGTGAAGGAACATGGGTTTACGACAATGTAGTACTAGCAGATTCAGGTACACCAGATTTCTGTGCTGAAGAAGGAAGTGTAAGTAGACAAAGCGGAACATTTAGTTGGGTACTAACAACAGAGGCAACAACCTGTACTGTAACTACACCAACACCAACACCAACCTCTACACCGGTACCTGCACCAACTAGTACACCAACACCAACCTCTGCTTGCCCAACTGAAACATTAGGAGATGGGCCTACAAGTAATGATGCATGTAGCGATTTTACAGCAGGAACAGGGACAGTGAGGTATTTAGACGGACCATTCCCATTCGCTTCGGTAATTTATAGAAACCCAGACTGTACAGGAAACGCAGCAGCAGGATACTACTCAGATGGAAATGCATGGAGATATTGGAATGGTTCTATCTTTACTGGGTTAAATGGTTTATGTCCTACTTACTAAAAATTAAAATAAAATGTGGTTATACAATACAAATTTAGTTACAGAGATTTCAGACATGCCCGTAAACACTTACGGGTTTATATACGAAGTCTTACATATACCTACCGGTAAAAAATACATCGGTAAGAAAGTTTTATATTTTGAAAGAAATAAAAGACTTGGTAAAAAAGAATTAGAAGAGTTACGATTAGAAAGAAAAGAAAACGGAATAGGAGGTAGAACTCCTTTGAAGAAAAAAGTAATAACAGAATCAGATTGGAAGACATATTACGGTTCTCATCTTGATATTAAGAAGATATTAAAAGAAGATGGACCAGAAAGTTTTAAAAGAACCATTCTAGAATATGTACCTAATAAGAAGCTTCTAACATATTATGAGTGTAAATACCTATTTATAAAAGAGGTACTAGAAAATCGAGATAACTATATAAACGATAACATTCTCGGTAAATTCTACAGAAAAGATTTTAACCTATGATTAAATTAAAAGACGTAATCGGATACCCATCACTTCAATACCACTTAGACAATGGTCTCTCTTTACATGAACATGTCTACCGTTATTCTAGCGATGCCTTTGTTAATCTATTTAAAGAAGCAAGGGAAGCTCTTAGCAACGAGGAAATAGAGCTATCTGAAGAGGATCAAGAATTACTAGAAACAACAGATATAGGAGAATATGGAGACTATAATGGTATGAAAGTACCTTTAGATCTTCCAATGGTATCTTCTAAATATAATCCATTATTTGAAATCGGATCATATATTGATGAGATGATGGAGAATGAAGACCTTTTAGATGAAGGAGCTACTCTAGAGGGTATGATCGACTTTGACGAAATAAAAGAACTTTGTGATTCAATCGGAGTTAATATTAATATGGAGCAGTTTAGAAAAGCTGTTAAACACAACAATGAGAATTTAGACTACAACGGCTTTGATATGATTAAAGCCTCAGTAGATTATATTCCAGAAGCCGAATACAAAGGAAAAAAAGTACAATTAAATAAACCAAAAAGAGGAGGATCTAAAAAGTTCTACGTTTATGTTAAGAACCCTAAAACAGGAAACGTAAAGAAAGTATCTTTTGGTGATACCGGATTATCGGTTAAGTTTAAACAAAAAGGAGCGAGAGCTTCATTTGCAGCAAGACATAAATGTGCTGCTAAAAAAGACAAAACAAAAGCAGGATACTGGTCTTGTAATATTGGACGTTATTGGAAAAGCCTTGGAGGATCATCAAACTTTAGCGGATACTGGTAGACCGTACACTCAGGAAACCAAAGACGGGTATATAATCAGAGAGTTTTCTGATAAAACTTCTTCTATGGAATTTGTTTGGCATAGAGATAGAGAAGATAGAGTTATAGAACCTCTACATAAAACTGATTGGAAATTTCAACTAGATAACGAAGTACCAAAGGAATTAAATCGTATATTTATAAAAGCAGGAACCTATCATAGGTTGATTAAGGGTACTGGTGACTTAAAGCTTAAGCTTATAAAACTATAATGATCTGTCAAGAAAAGTTATATTCTAAGAAAGAATGTACAGATATAATTAAATACTCTGGAACCTATACAGATACTGATAATTACTTTAAAGGAAATCATTTTATATTAGAACAGAATAAAATTAATTTTTTAAATAATCCAACTTCGTATAAGGTTTTTGTTATTCCTAGAAATTCAAAAACAGATTGGATGTTTAGTAAAATTCTTACATGGTTTAAAAGTATTAATCAAATCCCAAAAGGATTTATTGAAGATGTAACCAGTTGCACACTACACAGGTACAGTGTAGGAGATGAATTCACACTTCATGTAGACGTTAATACAAGTTGTCCGGATAGGGTGTATAATTTAGGTATACAACTAAACAGTGACTATACTGGAGGAGAGTATATATGTATCGATAAAACTGATAACGAAGTCATACTAAACAAAGAAACCGGAACTGCTGTTGGATACAGCTGTAATGTACCACATAAAATAAATAAAATAACAAGAGGAGAAAGATGGTCTATTGTTATGCCAATTAATATTACTAAAGGAGCTAGAAGACAGACAAGTACAGTTTTGTAAAAACTAGTTAAAGCACAACTATTTATAAAAACAAATTAATACCGTAAGAGGTAAAAAACTAACATTAAAAATTAAAGAATAGTGGCTAAAGTTATTTCAACCGGAGGAGCGTTTCAAAAAAGTAAAACATCTCGTCCAGGAGTTCATTCAAAATCAAAAACATCAAAGCTAAAAAGTTCTAAACTTTACAAGAAGCTTTCTAAAGGACAAGGATAATGAAACTAATAAAAGTACTACTTAACGAAAGTGACTCAGGAGATCAGCTCGCTATGGGTATCTATAAAGCTATTGATAATATAGATCCTAACCTTAATTATAGAGATTTCGCTTCTGCCGTAGCTACCGTTATTAAAAATGAATACGGTACTCACAATATCGAACCTTTTATGAAAGAATTACATTCTCATTTAGGTTTATCTGAAATTGAAGAAGGAGCAAATGACAACCTAGAAGTAGAGATTAGTTATACTAACTACGGTAACCTTTATGCTATAAAGTTCAACGGTGAAAAACAAAGAGGGGTAGACGAACAAAAAGCAATAGAGTATTTAGAAAATACTGCTAACATGAAGCTTCCAAGTAATGGTTATGATTCTGAAGCTTTAAATAAATTCACAGATGCACTAAAAGCCCAAGGAATAGAGGCAAGTACATCTGAAATGGACGTAGACTAAACTTTATGAAACTAGCCAGAATACTATTATCAGAAATATTACAATCTACCCCAGAATTCGATAGGGAGATAGATAAGATAGTAGATATGGGCGGAACACACCTTGGTGCTGGAGATTACGGTTCTGCGTACCTATTAAACGGAAAAGCAGTTAAGGTAACTACTGATGAGGTAGAATTAGAACACGCACAGATACTTAAAGGTAAAAAGACTAACAATTTTGTTTACATATACGATGTCAAGGTATTAAATACTAAACTCGGTATTATAGAAATGGAAGTTTTAGGTAGATTCAAAGGAGAAGTTCCTGATGAATTTAAAGATGCTACTGAAGCAGAAGCCGAAAGATTCGGTATAGACCCGGACGAATTAGACTTTACCGGTGATAATGTAATGGTTCACCCAAAGTCCGGTAAATTAAAAATGATTGACGTTTAGTTGGTAGTTTAAATAATAGTTCTTATCTTAGTATATAAGTTACGGACGAATTATGGACTATACATTTTTATTAGGATCCATTGAAAATTTATTAGGGAAGAGTAATAAGAGAGCTAGAGATAACTACGCTTTCCATTGCCCATTTTGCAATCACCGCAAACCTAAGTTAGAGATTAATATGGCTACCAACGAAGAAGGTAAGAACTTCTGGGAATGTTGGGTATGTCAAACTCGTGGAACTACAATCCGTTCTCTACTCAAACAATTAAAAACACCAAGAGACCAAGCACAAGAAGTATTAAAGTACCTACCTAAAGGTACCTATATAGAATATAATAAAGTCAAAGCAGTAGAATTACCTGCCGAATTTCAACCCCTATATAATGCTTCGAGAACCTCAGTAGTAGCTAATCAAGTAAGAAAGTATTTATATGACAGAGGACTTACCGATAATGATTTTATTAAATATGGTATTGGATACGCAACAAATGGACTCTTTGGGGGACGAATTATTTTTCCAAGTTATACTGGATCGGGACAACTCAATTTTTTTGTTGCAAGAAGCTTTGACGGTAACTACTATAAGTACAAAAACCCCGAAGCCTCCAAAGACATAATATTCTACGAAAATTTAATAAACTGGAATGCACCTATTATTTTATGTGAAGGTGTATTTGATGCAATAGCAATACGAAGAAACGCTATACCAATTTTAGGTAAAGCAATTTCAGACTCCCTATATAAAAAAATATTAACCAGCCCAACTAATGATATCTACATCGCACTAGATACCGATGCAAGAAAAGCTGCAATAAAGATAGCAGAACAATTTTTAAACCTTGGTAAAAGAGTTTACTTTGTAGATCTTAAACAAAAAGATCCAAGTGAAATGGGCTTTAGAGCTTTTACCGAGTTAGTACAATCAGCAGAAGAATTAGACTTAAGTAGTCTAATGATGCACAAATTAGACCTATGATAAGACAAGGTACAAATATTTTAAAAGAGAATGCAAAAGACAGATTAGATTATAACCCTGATCTGAAACAAATTAACTTTTTAGATAGAAGAGTTTACAAGAGAGGCGAAGGAGTGTATTACCCGTCCGTAACCACTATACTCCAGTATATGCCCAAGAATAAGTTTTTCGACAATTGGTTGAAAGATGTTGGGCATAACGCCGATCTTATTTTAAGAAAAGCAGGTAAGGAAGGAACTCAAGTTCATGAAGCAGCTGAAAAGCTAGTTTTAGGAGAAGAGATTTCCTGGATGGATGATTACGGTAACGCTAAATACTCTCAAATAGTATGGGAGATGATATTAAAGTTTGCCGACTTTTGGAAAACACACAAACCAAAACTTATATCCTCAGAGCAGTTTATATGGTCAGATGAATATAAGTATGCAGGAACAGCCGATATAGTATGTGAGATGGATGGAGAGATTTGGTTATTAGATTTAAAAACTTCTAACTCTCTTCATAGAGCGTATGACTTACAACTAGCTGCATATGCCAAAGGAATGGAAGAAGTAAGAGGTCAAAAGATTGATAGAACCGGTATTATATGGTTG